AAGAAGTAAGAATGTTGATTTAGATAATTTAGATCTATCAATTTAATAACGGCAATTCTTCAAGGAAACTTGAATTTTGTATAATAACTTTTAGTGTAGATGTATCTGCCTTTTGACTTTGTATTATAAACTTTTGGTCTTCATCTGATGAATCTACTGTGTATTGATATGATACAGAAGTTCCTTCATATAATGTTACATTAGAAAATTTGTAAACACCATCAGCAGGTGTTATAGTTATTGCCTCATTAGTTAAATAATTATAATTTATTTGTCCGATAGTTGTATTAAATGTTGTACCTTTTGCCATTGTAATTGACGCCGTACCAGCAGGAACATTATTAACAGTTATATCAACAACCGCTTGTGGTGATACTACTGATGTAGGAGTATATCCTAATTGTTTTGCTAATGCAACAACATTTTTACGAATATCAGCACTATCTAAATATAATTCATTTGATAACATATTAGCATTATATGACAAGTAATGAGTATTATATGCTAATAAATCTATTAATACTGACATACCTGAACCTTCAAAATCATAATCTGAATATTCTGCTTGACTTTGCAAAAATAATTTTAAATTAGCTCTTATCTGGTCGTAATCTACTTCAGATACATCTAATCTTTTACTTGTTGATGTTGCCATGTTATCTTAATCTCTCTAAAAATGTTTCCACCTCAACAGGTGATTGTGTTCCTATAATATTAAATGCTATTCTAACTGAATATGCATTTCTGTCCATTTGATTATTTACAATTACAGATGTTAGTCTAATTCTTGGTTCGTAAAAACTTAACAATTCTATTATTTTTTGTTTAATAAATTGAGTTGTAACTTCATTAACAGGTTCAAATAGTAAACCTCTAAGACCTGACCCTAATACAGGATTAAAAAATCTCTCATAGTGATTTGTGTTAATTAAATTTCTGACACTTCTTTTTATCGCTTCAGCATCCGTGAGTTTATTAACATCTTTGGTTACAGAATTTAATCCAAAATCTAGGTCTAAATCCTTGTATTGGCGATTTACTCTTTTAGTTTCGTTGTTTTTTGTAGCGTCATAGTTTGGCATAACGCTAACTATTTATACAGTTTATGCTGTCCTTTTCCACATATAGACAACAATATATGATTGAACAATTGTATGAGCGTCTCCACTACCTGTAAAACTTGTAGGTGTTGCCGGACCATTTCCGACACCAGCGTCTCTAACATGTTCTTGATTACCAGCGGCGCCACCTGGACCTGTACCTGAATCGTTTGAACCTACTTGGTGTCTATGAGAAGGTAATTCTGCTTCTGTGAGAGTATGTGTTTTTGAACCACCAGTTTCTTCTGCCGTATCAAAATCTGTATCTGAAGAATCATGACCTATAAGAACACGACCTGCCCCAAAAGCAACCCATGTACCAAATCCTAATAGTGTGCCTGGATTTGTTGCATTACTACAATTCATATAAATTGAACCTACAGGATATGCATTTGATATTGTAGCAGTTACACCAGATAAAGTAGTAAAGGAAACTTGACCTTCACCATTTGTAGACATAACTTGTCCACTATCACCATCTGTTGTAGGCATAACATATGTGCCATCGCCACCTAAATGAGTAAAGTTAGCATCCATTTCTTCATGAGTTAATGCTGTTCCTTTTGTACTTCTTTTTGTTAATGCCATTATTCTAAATCCTCATCTGATAAGGTTGATTGAGCTGCTACTGTATCACTAAAGAAACTTCCTACATATGCTGTAATTGTATTATCAATAGTGCCAGGATTATTTTCTAAATAACTATCATCTACATATTGAAACTTATCAAGTTCATCATCAAAAGTTATATCTGGGTCTACACCAAATTTTGATTTATCCATAGTTAAAGTTGCACTTTGTGTACCATTAGTGAGTGTGTAATTTATTACGGTATTTTCACCTTCTCCTGTTATAACTTGTGTAGCAGGATTATCCTCTTCAGGTATTGTATATTTAAAACCAAAAAGAGTATGTTCTCCTACTGTTGTTGGGTCTTCTGCCATTATAATCCACCTGTGTTTGCTAATACACTAGTAGAGCCCATTGCAATAAATGTAGGAGGAAAACAATCCACAAAAGATACTTCTGTAATTGTTTCTCCACCAACCACACTTGTTGAAGTATGTGCTGGTACACCATTTATCATGGTGGATGGTATATGTTTTGTAGTAGGACTTCCCATAAGTGCCATAGGTCTACCATTTACTAAAACTTTAGTACCTGTGGGTATTGCCATAACACGGCAAAATGAAAAGTCACCAAATCTTACACAGGGTTTTCCATTTACTAGTACATTTAAAGAACCTGTAACCATGGGTGTAGAATGAGCATCCCCTACTGCACATGCATGAGGAAAAATAAAATCACCTACTCTTGCTACTGGTCTACTCATATCACTATTTATAAGATAACTGAAAATAAAGCTTGACAAACATTGCCGTATATGATAAGCTTCATATCATGAAAATCGTACAAATATTGAACAATTTAGACCAAATGAGAATAATTCTCATTAAATTATTTTCAATTAATTCAATAAACCTATATAAATCAATAACTTATAAGGGTAGAAAGTGCTTGACAAAGGTTTAAAAGTATCCTATAATAAAGACATGAATAAATTAAAACACACTAAAAAACAAGATTTCCAAGATACACTAAATTTAGACAGCAAATCTCAATTAGCAAAATTACTTGCTACTGAGAATATTACTGTTCAACATAATAATGTTGCTACTGCTTCGTTTGATGTTGCAAATCGTGTATTGACACTTCCTATATTCAAAATCAAAAACAAAAATGTTTATGACATGTTAGTCGGTCACGAATGTGGTCATGCATTATGGACTACTTGTGATGATTGGTCAGAAATAGGTTCAGATGATAAATTAAGAATGGCTGTAAATATTCTAGAAGATACTAGAATTGATAAAATGATACAATCTAAATTTCCAGGTATCGTTGAAGATTATCACAAAGGTTTCAAAGTTCTAAATGATAGTAACTTCTATGGTATGCAAGACCATGACATAAACACTTTATCGTTTTTAGATAAAGTCAATATGAGAAGTAAATCTATGAATACAATGGATATTGATTTTTCTGATGAAGAAATTAAATTACTAAAAAAAGTTGATGATATCAAAACTTTTGATGATGTTATGAAACTTGCAAAAAAATTACTTAATTGGCAAAAACAAAAAGATGAAGAAATGTTTGCTAACAATATGGATGTTTCTGCTGATAAACAGCAAGGTGGCGACAATGAAGACGCTGACGGTGAACAAGATACAGATACAAATAATTCAGATGATGATGGTCAAATGAGAGATGAAGATACTCATTCAGATAATTCTGAAAATTCAGATAATTCTGAAAATTCAAAAGATGAAAAAGAACAAAGAGAAGATGAAACTTATAGAGAATATCAAGATAGATTAGAAAAAATAAAAGAAAAAGAAAAAGAAAAAGAAGAAATGATGAAATCATCTATGGCACCACAAGATATGCAAGATGATGATTTCGGTATTACTAATAGAGAATTTGAAAAATCAGTTCAACAATTGACTGATACTGCCCTTGATAGTCAAAGAGCATATGCAAATCTGCCTAAGGCAAATCTAGAAAATACTATCATTAGTTACAAACAATGGTTTAAAGACTTCGGTTATACTGTTGATAAAGAAAGTTACGCTGAATACAAATCACAAATGTTATCTAGATATAACAGTTTCAAAAAAGATAGTATGAAGACAGTTAATTATCTAGTAAAAGAATTTGAAATGAAAAAGTCTGCTACTGCATACAGAAGGGCGACCACTTCTAAAACAGGTGTTATTGACCCTATGATGTTAAGTAAATACAAGTTTACAGATGATATATTCAAAAAATTGTCTATCGTACCAGACGCTAAAAACCACGGTATGATTATTCTAGTAGACTGGTCAGGTTCTATGTCTGATGTATTACCTTCTGTTATCCAACAGTTGATGAACCTTGCTTGGTTTTGTAGAAAGATTAATATTCCATTTGAAGTTTATGCTTTCAGTAACTACTACGGTTATGATAATGAAAATTATGACTGGAGAAAGGAGATGAGTAATTCGTTTGACTTGAAAAAAGGTGACTTGTTTATGAAAAACTTTAAACTAGTAAACTTTCTATCTCACAAAATGAATAATAAAGACTTTGAACATGGTATGCAAAATCTTTACTTAACTTTAGAATGTGAAGATTATAGAGGTTACGCTACTAAATCAATTATTGATTGGTATGATAGAGAAAATACACCTCTTGCAAGAC